CAACTTCGCTCGTCATTTGCCCTAAAAGCTTGTGTACATTATGCATCATTTTTGTACAGTATGTCAAGTCTTGGGGGGTGTCAATATTCACTAACAAAAGTGTAAATGTCGTACTATTTTTTGTGCAAAATTACGTCTTGCATTTCGCATCATATGTGTTATAATATAATCAGAAAGAGAGATAAAGTAGTTAAAAGAAATGGAGGAAAAATAAAATGAAAAAATATTATTTCGAAAAGGAAAGAATTAATTATGTGCTGTCATCAATGAGAGATGATTATAAACAGGCGGATATTTACATGGCCCGTATGCAGGGCTTCAAAAATGGTATATATCAATTTGATATTTATGAGGGCTTCCGCATACATGATGAAATAATGTCCGCAATTGACTTTGCAGATCGTATGTGGAAACTCAGGAGGAAAAAAGAAAGTCAGAAATAGTCACATGGTGTACTGTGTTCGATTCACTCAGTTGGCACTGGTCAATAGTGACCACAAGGAAGGAGGAAAAAATTATGACTAGAAAAGAAATGCAAATTAAAGTAAATCGCGAGGTTTTGAGTAACTGGACACAAACAAAGGAAGTTTGGGACAAAGTGCCAGATAATGTTACAGTAACTCGCATTGATTACTGTCAGTGTGGCTATATAGTATGGGGTCATTATATATTTCTTATTAGCTATAACACTTTGGTAGCTTATATAGATAGTAATGGTATATTAGTTGACATTTTAAGATTAGTGTATGGCTATACGGCAACGTCAGCTAAGCACATAGCAAAGTTTCGGAACCTGTTTAATCATAGTTATGAGATAACATACAGGGAGGTGGCATAAGTTATGACAAACTATGAAAAAGCTATACGTTTATTAAATGTTGGGATTGCAAAAAAACACTACACCTTTGATAAAACAGGGTGCATAGTGATTGATTTAGGCGGCACATATGTTGGTTTTATACAGCCAGAAGATAAATATGTTGATGTTGCGACTTGTGGAACTCATGTTTCTTTTGGAATTATTGACTTAGTTAATATGTCTGTACTTGACACTTCAAATAGGCATCGATATGACCGCCCAATTAAGAAATGGGAGGACGAATGATTTTTGCAGGCCTGTCAATAGCAGGCCTTGCAATAATAATATTGATAGTAGCTGAGCTGATAGCTCAGTTGCTATACGGCAAGGAGGACGAACAATGATTTTTGTTAAAAAGGTGATACTTGGTGACATGGAGATAAGCTTTAAAAGGGCATTACAAATAGTTGGAGGTGACGAATTTAATGTTTATCTAGCTGATAGGAACTACACTATTGATGGTTTGCCATACATACAGGTGTTCTCAAAAGAATGGAAATTCATTGGGGCGGCCACAGGTCGTGAATTAACCTTTGACTATAAGATTTAGTAGAACATTTGTTCGCTAGCTGAATATGTGCGAAGTTAGTCATATCTAACCATCGTGCAAAATATATAAAAATTATTGAAAGAAACTGTTGACATTTTCGCTCAAAAATGATATAATAAATAATGTAAAGAGAACCGACAACTCTTTACTCTCTCCTAATTTCTTACATCTAGAAAGGTTGACAGGCAGGTTTGCGGAACACTTCCGACGGGTTCGACTCCCGTTCTGTCAATACGTCGATGGACGTTAAACGAGCATAAATATACACAAAAAAGGAGGCCAAAGATATGGCACGTAAAAAGATGGTAACAAGAACAATCACATCAACAAGAGCGACGGCGACAGTTTACAATATTGCGTCTGATGAAATTCAGACAATTGAATACAAACTTTCAGGTGAACTTTCAGTGGATGATGCGCTGAAAGCAATCACAAAAGAGCATGCTGAGGTGCGACCACTTAAAGTCACATCTGTAGATGTGCAGGAAGAACTTTACGGAATGGAAGAATCCAAGTTTTTAGAACTTGCTGAGATTCTTCCTGTAAGGGCTAAAGCTAAGACAGAATAATGTAACTTGTTAATAAATTTGTTTTATGTTCAAACTATGCAATGCAACCAAGAAAGGAATTAAAAAACATGATTACAATTAAAAATGAAACACGTAATTTTACAAAAGTAGAAAAATATCTTATGACAAAAGCCCCTACAATTAAGACTGTCAAAACTTTAGATGATGGCGACGTTATCAATGTTGCAGGATATATTGAATTTGTCGATGTAAAAGAGGATGGCACAACATCCGAACTTATGTCAATCATCACGACTGATAACATGGTATACAGCACCCAGTCTGTAACATTTAAGAGAAGTATTAAAGACATTGAGGCTGTCATGCAGGGATTTCCATTTCCTGTTAAGAAAATCTCTGGCCAGTCAAAAGCAGGTCGCAAGTATGTCGATTGCGTACTTGACATTGACAGCTTATAATTTAAAGCAGGTAATTAAATAAGTATAGGCGCTCACGACATACAGTGAGCGTCATTCTTACTTATTTAATGTTTGACGTGAAACATATTTATGCAGGAGGTGACGAATTGTTTTATAGAAAATGTGAAGTAAAAGTTTGTGATATAATACAGTTATTTCTAGCAGGTTATGACGATAAGATTTATTTGAATTTATCAGATACTGACGAAAACTATATTTTATACAACGAGCGTATAATATCGTCTAAGTGGATTCCATATTACGAATGTAATATTCTTTACTTTGTAGATGATTGTGGTTTTTAACTCTGGTAATCTAGGAAGTTGTAGAGGTGTAACATGAGTAAAAAATTAACAGCATATGAGCGTGAGCGAAATCGTATAAAACGTCTTGAACGTAAACTTAAAAAGCAAGGTGTACAATATGTTCCAACAAACATACCAACCTTGCGCCAGATTAAAGCAAAGGGCTTTAAAGGTAAGGATTTACGTGCTTATGTCAATAAGTTAAAAAAGATTGATGTTGAAGCTCTCAAAACAGAAGTAAATATACCTCATGAAGAGGATATAGCATTCAGTAACTTTAACGATGAATTTTTGTCTAGATATGCCGTATTAACTCCAGAAGAGGAAGATTTATTTTATGGATATAAAGAAGCCACAGATGAAGAAATAGAGCAGGAACGTAAAAGAAGAGAAGCAGAATATCAAAAAGTAGTGACAGACTTCACATCTTCATTGAGCAAATCTGTTGATTTGAACAGAAGCAGGAGAAAAGAAGCAATTTCATATTCGAGAAGCATGCAGTCTTTCCTGCTTAACATGATTAACGATATAGGTACATCCGATGTCGGAAGGAGATTAGTCGAAGCTTCAAGAACAATGAATGACATAGACGTTATAGTTTCAGCTGTTTTGTGGGGTTCATCAGTTGCAGTCATAAACCAAGCAACAGACGAACTACTTCAAATAATCAATGGTTCTCCTTTAACGTTTGAAGAAAAGATGCAGGCTGAATCAATGAATGAGACAGAAAACGGATGGTGATAGTATGGCAAGGCCTAAAAAAGTAAAGTATCTGGTCGGGGACTTTGAAACGACAGTCTATGAGGGTCAGAAAAATACAGAAGTTTGGGCATCTGCCATTGTGGAAATGTTCACGGAAGATGTTTCTATTATGAATTCGATAGACGAAACATGGAAATATCTGTCAGCGTTAAAATCAAACTTAATCGTATATTACCATAATCTAAAATTTGATGGTAATTTTTGGATATCGTTTTTTCTGAATAAACTACATTTCAAACAGGCATATACTGGTGATGGGGTTAATTCCTGTGAGTGGAAACATGACAAAGAAATGTATAACAGCACGTTCAAATATACGATATCTGAAATGGGACAATGGTACAGCATCAAAGTCAAAATAAATAATAAGATTATAGAATTTAGGGATTCACTGAAGCTTCTACCATTTTCAGTTAAAGAAATAGGAAAAGCCTTCAAAACTAAGCATCAGAAACTTGACATGGAATATACTGGTTTTCGTTATGCAGGTTGTGAGATTAAACCAGAGGAAAAAAAGTACATAGCTAATGACGTACTAGTTGTTAAAGAAGCACTAGAGATTGCTTTTCAAGAGGGTCATAACCGACTAACAATAGGCAGTTGTTGTCTTGCTGAATATAAGCAAATAGTCGGAGAAGATGATTGGAAAAGAAGATTTCCAGACGTTACAAAATTAGAACTAGATTCTGATATATACGGAAAGTCAAACGTTGACGCTTATATAAGAAAGTCGTATAGAGGCGGTTGGTGTTATCTCGTAAAAGGAAAAGAAAACAAGATATATACTAATGGAACTACTGCTGATGTAAATTCTTTGTATCCGTCTATGATGCACTCTATGTCGGGCAATAGATATCCTGTCGGAAAGCCGATGTTCTGGTCTGGTAACTTTATTCCAGACAGAGCCTTGCAAAACAATATGTATTTCTTTATCAGAATAAGAACAAAATTCTATTTGAAAAGTGGTAAGTTGCCATTCATTCAGATAAAAGGAAATATGTTATACAAGGGCACAGAGTCTTTACAGACGTCTGATGTGTTTGACAAATCTACTGGTAAGTATTATGATAAGTACATAGACATTGACGGTAAAACCTGTGATACAAGAGTAGAACTAACATTGACTATGACAGATTACTTTCTTATTCTTGAACATTACGAGCTTGTTGACTTTGAGATTCTTGATGGATGTTACTTTCGTTCAGAAGTCGGCATATTTGATGAATATATCGATAAATATGCAAAAATAAAAATGACTAGCAAGGGCGCAAGACGTACACTTGCAAAGCTCTTTTTAAACAACTTGTATGGTAAAATGGCATCGTCAACAGATTCATCATTTAAATTAGCGTACGTTAATGATGATAATTCAATAGGATTCATCAACATTACAGCTAAAGATAAAGAAGCGGGTTATATTCCTGTCGGTTCAGCTATTACTAGTTACGCCAGAAACTTTACCATTAGAGCTGCTCAAGCAAACTATTATGGTGTTGAAGAACATGGCTTCATCTATGCAGATACAGACAGTATTCACTGTGACTTACCACCAGAAAAGATTACAGGCATTAAAGTACATGAAACTGATTTCTGTGCATGGAAACTTGAATCCTGCTGGGATAGGGCTATTTTTGCAAGACAAAAAACATACATTGAGCACGTTACACATGAAGATTTACAAAAGTTAGAAGAACCATACAACAACATTAAGTGTGCAGGAATGCCACAACGTTGTAAAGACTTGTTTGAGCTGTCTATGTCTGGAAAAGCTGTGTATGAAGAATATAAAGAAAATACACAAGTGAACAGGTTTCTTTTTAATCAAGTTACACACAAGCCTATCATAAGAACTTTTGATGACTTTAAGATCGGCTTAAATGTACCATGTAAATTAATACCAAAAAGAATTGACGGGGGTGTTTTACTTGTTGAATCAACGTATCAAATGCGGTAAATCAGACAGACAAATAAGAAAAGATATTTACACTATGCTAGATGAAGATGGTATAGAATACATTAGAGTATATGATGCAAAGCAGGCGTTGCTTGCGATTAAGCGTGTAATCAGGATGAACAAGTTGGAAAATGCTTTAAAAATATTGATGAATTCATATACATATTATGATGCTGATTTATTTTATAAAGCTTTTGTAGAAAAATATATTAATGTATTAAGGAGTGAATTGTATGGAAAAGATTAAAGAAAATGGTACTATTACAGATGAAGAACTGAATTACATTGTTTATGATATTTTGGACATTAAAGACGCTGTAGAAAATATTTATTCAAAAGTGAATTTTGACAAAAAAATTAAAGTATTACCAAAAAACCATGGATATTTTAATTCAGTCCTGCCAGAAAAATATGCCCTAGGAGATTGGATTGATTTAAAAGCAGGTAAAACAGTACACATTAAAAGAGGCGAATATGTTAACATTCCGTTAGGAGTTGCAATGAAACTACCAAAAGGATATGAAGCACACGTATTACCACGTTCATCAACTTTCAGAAAATATCATGTCTTAATGACTAACAGTATGGGAATCATTGATAATTCATATTGTGGTAGAAACGATGAATGGTGTTTTCCTGCATATGCTGTTGAAGATACGGTGATAACAAGAGGTGATAGAATTGCACAGTTTAGAATTGTAAGAAATCAGCCAGAAATTGAACTGATTGAGGTGGAAGATTTAAAAGATAATGATAGAAATGGTTTTGGTTCAAGTGGGGTGAGATAATGCAAAGAATAGTTTCTGAAATGAATGATACCGAAGTAAAAAAATTTACACTTGACTGGTATACAGTTTGCAGGAACATTAGAAAAACTAAAAAAGCTCCTTATTTTAAAAACAGAAAAAGTTCACAGGGCGTTAATTATTCTTATAAATGGTAGGTGAAAAAATAATGAAAAAAGGCATTAGTTGTAGTATTGATGATTTTATCTGTTAAAGTAATAGGTGATAGTATGAAAGCACCATGCAAAGATTGTAGTGAAAGATGTTTAAATTGTCATTCAGCGTGTGAAGAATACTTTAAATACAGATATGAGATAATGAAAGCGTCAATTGCTAAATACAACGATTCAAATCACAAAGCATATGTAAGTGAAGCGTGTAGGAAAATGAAGAAAAGGAGAAAGAAATAATGTTAATAAAAGATATATCTTCCGTTGCGGGTGAAAGTCTAAGCATAATAATTTATACTAGATTAAAGTTTAGTCGTGGAATATCTTTTCCGTGTAAATCAGATGTTATAAACATACACGAATTTAAAAGGATGGTTAAATCATCAGATTCATTTGCAAATACACAAGTAGATGGGTTGACACTACAAAGTGAATGTTTATGCATATTTATTGATGGAGAGGAGAAATAAATGAGTGACATACTTAATTTATTTTTTGTACTTGTCATGGTATCAGCAATAAGCGCAAGGCTTTTCAACGATTTAACATTGTTTTTAATAATGTGTGTTTATTCACTGCTTTTATGTGTGACATTAATAAACTAAAATAAGGGAGTCTATTTTGACTCCCTTTTATTACGCTACTATATCTAATTAAAGTTCTTTAGCATATTTAAAAAGTAACGTAACAGTAACATTAACAGTTACTTCATATGCTAAGTCAGAAAAACCATAAACTGTAAATATTCCTTCACTACCTTTAATTTCTTTAAAATTCAGCGCAACGTGTTGGCCATCGAATCCATCACTAGACGAAACCGCAGTTATAGAACCAGAAAGAAGAATGTAGCCGTCTTGTATTACAAAACCCTCTTTATGATTACATGTGTTTCCTTTTGCAGGAATCGTCATACTAAAAGTATAATCTTTCTTCATAATTAAATCATTAGTAACTAATGGAATAATAACAGCGTTTGGAGTGCTACTGCTAGAAAAAACACCACTTCCAACAACCGATAAATTACTGTCTGAAATTGGCGCATTAACCCTTTTGTAAACCTCGTTACTGAAGCTAATTTTTGCATATGGAATGATATTTGTAAAATTATACTCATTAAAGCCACCTCTTGAACTGTGGTCATAAATGAAATAACCTGTTATATTTTCAATCATTCTACAATTAACAAAAATGTTTGCGTATGAATCACCTGTGATGTTGATAGCGTCGTTATATAATTCTTCGTAACCGATATTGTAAAATTTGTTGTTATTAAATCCAACTGTTTCTACTGTACCACCTTGCATTATAACACCATATCCGCCTTTTATTCGTCCACCAACAAACGTATTTTCATTAACCCAGCCCTTATGCTCTGTACCGTCTAAAACTATACCCCTTTGTACGTTTTCAAGATATGAAAACACAATCTTATTATATTGTGCATATTTATTGTCATCTTCATATTTAAAAATGATACCATTTTCAAAAAATCTCATGTTATTTATTAAGACATTTGAATACGCCAAAAGTTCAGAAATGTATAACCCACTTCCAGTTGATAAATGAGTTTCGCTCCTAGTAGCACCATACAATGCATTTATTTTAACATTGCAAAACTGACCACCCAATTTAACGCAAGGCACATTGTTTTTTGATATTGTAATTTCACCATCAAGCGTTACCTTCGTGTTATTAGGCAACCATTGTAAATCAATAGTGTCTAATGTGGTGTATTTTCCACAAGGCAATAAAGCACTTTCACCTTCTTTCATTTTTGCTTTAAGTTCAGAAAATACAAGAGATATGTCATTGGCATCAAAGCTTTTTAATTTAGAAAGGTCATAGGTATAAACAGGCATTATAAGGGATTCAAGCGTTCCATCCTGTGCCATTTCATCAAGTTTTTTATTAATCATGTTTTGAACGTCTAATGAATCAAAATAATGATTTACATAGACAATTAATTCATTAATTGTAACACCAATTTCATTACATCTTTCAATGACCTTATTAAGTAACTCATAATAACTTAATTCATCCCCATATACTTGAGGTAAAACAGGTATCGTATGGTTACACCATTCTCTAAAATTTTTAGGTTTAAAACTCATTCCGAATCACTCCCATATATCCCAGATTTGCATAAATAAATCTTCTAGTTCACGAATCAGCATAGCGTCGATGTTTTTCATCTTTTCAATGTACTCATTGACCATGCTAATATAAGTTACTGTGCCCTCTTTTCCCCATCTATGCTCTGCATACTCTTCTGTGCTCTTTGCGATTGTGCCACTGTTGCTCTTACTGTTACTACTGCTATTCGTATTACTGTTTACTACCTGTGTTGTATCACTAAGCGTTGCATCGCTCATATACTCATTAGCTTCTAAGTCCTCTAAACTTCCTTGTGGTGTATCGCTGTGTCTAATCTTTGCACTAGCTGTAGTGTTTGTTGCTGTATTAGAACTACCTGTGATATCAGTGTTATCATTAACATTTGTGTCAGCGTTCCTACCAATATTGTGTTCAACGTTCATATCAACGTTGTCAATAACAGGGATATCAATGTTAATCGCTTTATAAAGCTTATTATAATATGGCATAATTACTGAAAGTTTAGCGTCAAGTCTTAACTGCCATAGCCCGAACGTTTCACATCCAATTTCTCTGGTGTAAAAGTGTTTGAGTATCTTTGTTTCAAGTACAGGTCTATAACTTTCGTCAAATATTTCAAAAGGTGGAAAGATTCTGTTTCTTGACTTTTCAATGACTTCATTAACATTTGAATAGCCAACTGACTTGTCAAGCCCTGCTAGTGATTCACAGATATATCTTACTTCTGTTGTGTATCTACTCATGTTATCACCTCTCTATAATGGAAGTGCCTAAACTAGCTACTTTCATATGGCTAATAAATCCTTCTCTGTTACCCTCGTCAGTTTCCTTGTTTGGCTCGTCACCTTCATCAAAAATCCATGTTACATCAAGACCAAACCTTTCTTTAATCTGTTCACTTGCGTAATCTCTAGCCATTGTTCTTGAACGTCTGTTAGCAAGCGCATCAGCATTAGCTGTGTCTACTTCTGATTTCACCAATCTTTCTTTTTTCTGCACGACAACAGATGTGATACCTAAAAGTGCATTTCCTCTGTTGTAAAGTGTCTGCTGTACTTCCAGTAACGCTGGTGCTACAAGTGGTGCGTCGAGCCGTAACGCTTTAATGTCTTTTAATGAAAGATTATCGCTGACAGCTAAGTATGGGTTGTCAGCGTCAACGCCTGCAAGAAGATTTTTAAACGTTAATCGCTCATTTTCAGAACATTGTACAATAACAGGTGTTTTCTGCGCTACACAATTTGTGTCTATTGTACCGTCAATTCTCCACAATTTGTACGCCAATTCAATGTAAACATTGTACATATTTGTTCTAAGCATGTTATCCCATATTATAACAAACTCGCCTTTGTTAAGCTCTCTCTGATAACCTGTCCATGGATTCCATACACGTATTTTTGTTGGATTGCCATAACAGTCATAAGTACCAAGGCACGAATACTGCATACAAGCATACTCACCTGCATCCGAATCGTAAAAGAAAGCAATAGAACCAAGTTCAAAGAGCTTTAGCGCTAACCATCTTGAATCTATTTCTTCTGGTAATCCCTCTACACGATAAGAGGCAACAGCATTACTTGCAAACTTCATCAGCCAATGATTATATTGTATGCCAGAAGAATATACCCTTTGAAAAAATCTACGTTTACTTCTACTTCTACCCATTTTAATCGCCACCTTTATTTATTATTTGCTGTGTAGTTTCCAAAGGTTGTTTTCCAGAATGTTACACCTTTTTTGAGAACACCCATGATTAATTCTTCAGCATCAGCAGGAATTGCTCCTGTTATAGCAACAGTAGAACACTTTACAAAATTCCATGACGGCCTAGTGGCAATGTTTGGAACTTTTAATCTGCAAACCTTGTATCCAAACATACTAAAATAGTTATCAGCTATTCTTGCATATTCTTCTCTTACTTGTCGCACCTGTACAAAAGTGTCTAGTATCTGTTGTGACCAAAGGACAGAACCACCAGAAGCACCACTTAATTCTGATGTATCGTGTGTTTCTTTTAAAGCATCTCCGACTGTACCAATGATACCGCTAACGCCTGCAATAGCTGACGCACCACCTGCAGGTGAAATATTGCTTTGTGTTGGCGCAAAATCAAATGTTAAGCCAGTCATGGAGCCAGCCGCTAGCTGACTAATGCCTGCAAACGCACTAGCAACACTTCCTAAAATTCTAGGTGACCATTTTAACAAAGTGCCACCGGCCTGTCCAACGCCATATGACGCAATTTCAGCTTGATAAGCGTCATACATGAAAGAACCTTTTATACCGTAATTAAGTGTATATCCCTCAGTCTTATTTGTGCCACCTGTTATTTTATAATTAGTTGGAACGCACATAATCTGTGGTGTAACACTTTGATTACCAGAAAAAGTCAATATTCTGTGTTCGTAATCACTAAACAATTCTGGATGTAAAACCATCTTGTCACCAGTCGGTGCATAAACAACATAGTCAGAAAAAGGTGAAGAATACAGTCTGTTATTTAAAGGTGTATAATTACCAAACTTTGTTGGTAAAGCAGGTAATTCTCTTGTTGTCTGTACTCTCGAATCTGTTCCAGATGGAGCAAATATTTTAGGGATTGTGAAAATCTGTATAATGGTTGACTGATAGCCTGCTGAAATGACATTATTCAGAAACTTTAATAAGTCATCGCTGTTATCTGTTGTACCAATCTTTGAACCTTGAAAAATACCACTCAAAACAGGCTTATCAAACCATGTTGGCTGATTAGCTATGCCACTTAACTGTGTATCACTGATACAGATTTCTACACCGTAAGTATACTGCTTTGAAAATTCTGTCAACTGTTCTTCGATTGCTGTAATCATTTCTCCTGTAGGTACATCCTCATTTAGAGTGTGTGCCCCAATACTATCATCTGTAACGTGTTCACGCTCAACAAAGCATTGACCAACTGTGCAATCCAGAAACCATGTCTGGAATAAATCAATCGTAAACCTTACTTCACAAGTGTTATTAGAAACATACTCTATGCTATTGATAAAAGCGTAAAACCACTTATTACCAAAAGCTGTATTTTGAAACATTAAATAGTTGCATTGATAAACGTCATCTGCTTTACAGAAGAGACGGAACGTGCCTTTATTGACACGCCCGTAACTCTGATTCGTAAATGACTTAACGATTTTACTAGACATATAAGTATGCTGTGCATTTTTAGTTGCAAAATATTTGACATTGTCGTAAGTTTTATCACATTCAACATTAGCAAGTAAATATATGTCGGTGTCTGGCGCAATATAGCTCATTAAGTCACTCTCCTATTTAAGATACTGTAATAGTTACCTCAGCAGATTCAATAGTACCGATACTTGCTTTTGCTTTCAACGTACCCGCTTTCTCTGCTTTCCAAACGCCATTTGAAGCAATAGTACCTATACCATCTGTTTTAGTCCACTTAACTGTTTCTGTACCGCCTGTGACTGTTGAAACTGTTGCAGTAAGAATACCTGTTGCTGTACCATCTTTACCAAGTTTACCTGTTACTGCAACAGCTGATGGCGTAATTGTTGTGTTTTCGGCTGTCTGTACAGGTACAGAATCAGCAGGAATACAACATACAACATTTGCAAATGGTGATACCGCATATGTCTGCCACATATGCAAGAAATAGTTGTGGTCAAGTGAAACAGGGTTTGGCATATCTCGCATTTCAAAAACATTGTCGTAAATCTGAACAAAATCTTCATCAAGAATAACACCTGCAATGTTATCAAGAAAAGCCATGTCGTCAGCGGATGGCTTCTCATATGTTGGGTCGTTTGCGAAAATTTTGTTTAGCCTTTCAACGTCCAGTGTGCCAAGTGAATCAATAAGGATTCTTCTGTTCAGATAATCTGCGTATGGAAGATTGAACGCACCTGCAAGAACATTTGTATCAATGTTTGCGTCATAGTTGGTATTGATAAGAATTACTTTTCTGTCATTTTCTGTGAAAGTCTTAACACCCGCAATAGAAAGCTTGTTTGTCATAAATGACATATCATTTGACGCTTTTCTAAGCTGTGTAGCGGCTTCAAGATAATTACCACCTGTGAATGTGTAGTAAGTAAGTTTTCCTTTGAGGATGTGCTGACCAATCATGTATTTTGTGATGTTAAATTCATCGTAAGCCGCGGCGCTGTAAACTGACTGAATGATACCGCTGACAAGTTCATCCATACCTGCCCAAGAGTTGAAAGCATTTTTGAGCATAGCTCGATTAACTGTCACAGGGTAAGTCAACTGTGAATTCATCACATAGAAAGCAACTCTCACATCATTGTCAAATCGCTTAAATGTGTTACCTGCACCATTATCAGAGCCTCTTACTTCTTCATACTGATAGACATTGGCAATATTTACAAAAATATCTTCAATGGTTTCACCTGTGTCAATGACACCTTTTTTCAGCGTTCTGAGCGGGTTGGTGTACATTCTGCTGGCAATTCTTGCAAAGGCAATCCTGTTGACAAGCGTGTTGATAAACTCGTTCATTAAAGCGGGGTTATTCATTAAAATAGCACCAATACCGCGAAGCGAATCTGCATCTGGCGTTGCGTAAGGTACATTCTCACGATAGTTGTTTGACGCACTATTTTTGATAGCGTTTACAACATCCGCAGAAATATTTGTGTTAGTACTAATTTTAGGTTTAGTTGGCATATAAAAATCACTCCTTTATTTATTATCTCCGTATAATATGGAATCAATAGTTAACTTTTTCATTTCATCCTCAGGGTCTGGTTCTGTCTCTGGTGGCTGTGTTGGCTGTATGGCTCCACCCTCTTTAAATCTCGCTGTGTATCTTTCTCGCCATTCCTTGTCATTGTCAACGTATTTCTGATGCCAGTCATCACCATCATCAATACCATCATCGTTGATTGTTTCTAAAATGCTGATAGCATCATCATCTGTTCTATCTCCAACAAATGCTAATAACGCATCTTTTGTAGCCTGTTTCATGTTACCACCTCTTTCTTAGTTTTGGATACATCCATATTGGCATTCTGCGTCTTATTCCTTTTCCTGTTGGCAAAGATGGGTTAAAACCCTGTAACAAATTAAAATAGTATCTTGCATATTCTGCACGTTTTTCAATAGTTGCTGATGGGTCAGCAGGTCTTTCATAACAGTACAAAAAGCATTTTGCCATATGCCCAACATCATCTGTTGCAGTGCAAAAAGCATCCATTGTTTGATACGTTCTAAACTCTGTCGGTACGGACGGAAAGTTTGGATACCACTCTTGTGGATTGTTGTGTCGTTCATCATCCAATCTCTGACACTGCCCGTAACCGTTATCATCAAGATTTGTTCGCCAGTCTGGATAGTTTTGATTCAAATAAGGAATAATAGTTTCAACTGCGGGTGTCCACTGTACTAGCCCATACCCTCTTTCATCTTCTGCCACACCTTTTTCAAAAAGGTCTGCGCTTATAAAAGATTCCATTGTAGCGTTACCAAGCAATGCACAAACACCATTTAAAGACCAGCCTTTTGTAAGTAAATAACTTGCAACGCAATAAGCGTTGTTTGTTGATTTTTCTGATGTATAACTATCTAACCAATCTGGGATAGATTGCCAGTGCAAATCTGTTTGGTCTGGAATAGAACCAGTATCAACGTCAGCATAGATAAAACCTTGTAAATAACCATTCATCCAATCTGGACAATATCCGTTACTCTTTTTTGATTTTTCTGTCCAAAAATACTTACCAGATGACCAACCACTATTTGAAGTTACAATACCATCTGATGTTATTTGTTCAACAACTGCAACGTGTCCTGCACCGCCGTTGTTATAGCCATAACAAGCAATAGCACCTAACTTTGGTTCTTTTCCTTTTGAAAAACCTGTTGTACGTGAGTACCAATTAGTTGCGTTTGAAGTTGATAAACTCGACGGATAACGGCCGATAATCTCGTAAAATCTACCCCATGCGTACCATGTACAGTTGCCGCCTGTCTGTTGTGGACCAAGATTTGCTTGATAAAATGGATTATCACTATACCAGTATTTAGAACCTCGCATACCTTCTGATGTAAGTCTAGGCGTAAAAGCCATTAGCAATCACCACCTAACAAGCACTCCCACATTTTTGAACCGCATGAAGAATCGTTGTGTCCGTTTGTACCACATTCAATATCGTAAGCTCGCAACATCTTTTGATAAGAATTTATAGCAAAAATTGTGTTATTGCCTGCGTGTCCATCTATTGACAATGGTTTTCCATCTTGTCCAACGAAACCTTGTGAACGTAAGATAGCTTGCAAGGCAACTACGTCTGTACCTTTTGAGTTTAAAATTACTGTTTTCATTTGTCCACTCCATTTCCAATAACGTCTGTCAGTTTCTGAAGTGCAAGTGTGTTATTATTTAATGCTGTCGTTACTTCTTTCATTTCCTGCTTATGTTGTTCATTAAGCTTGTCAATATCTTCCCTGTTTCGGTCTGTCATATACTTGACATACCAAGCCATAGCAATAGCACATACGATTGGAAAACCTAACGTACCTACGGCCTGTAAAATAGCGTTTACATCCATTCTTTTCACCACCTTTTCATCTAAAATATTATATACTATATATTGATTTTTGTCAAGATGTATGATACAATATATAGAGAAAGTGGGTGACATACACAATGAATAAATACTATGATGGAACAAAGCTTTTGAGTATGCTTGACATCAATGGCAACAAACCAGAAATTTATATGGTGACAACCAATAGAACAGGTGGAAAGACCACTTATTTTAGCAGACTGTTAGTAAACAGATTTCTTAAAAGAGGTGAAAAATTCGCACTTGTATATAGATATAACTATGAACTGGATGAAATAGCAGATAAATTCTTTAAGGATATAGGCTCATTATTCTTTAGAGGGTATGAAATGACAAGTAAAAGACGCGCCTCTGGTATTTTTCATGAACTGTTCTTGAATGAAGAACCATGTGGTTATGCGTTCTCACTTAATAACGCGGACGCATTAAAGCGATACAGTCACCTTTTTTCAGACGTTCAACAAATGATGTTTGATGAATTCCAGAGTGAAACAAATCACTACTGTACAGATGAAATAAAGAAGTTTTTGAGCGTACACACAAGCGTTGCAAGAGGACAAGGAAAACAGATTAGATATGTACCAGTATTTATGTGTGGAAATACTGTGTCAATCATCAACCCTTATTATACCGCAATGGGTATATCCGCTAGGTTAAAAGAAGATACAAATTTTTTAAAGGGTAACGGGTTCGTGCTGGAACAGGGTTTTATTGATACTGCATCTATTGCGCAAAAACAAAGCGGTTTTAATAAAGCTTTTGCGAGTGACAAGTACGTTGCATATTCTAGTCAAGGTGTATACCTTAATGACAGCAAGGCTTTTATTGATAAACCAAGTGGAAGAGGGAGATATGTGTTCACTCTTAAATACAAAGACAGAATGTATGGCATTAAGGAATATGCTGATTCTGGTATTATATTCTGTGATGACAAACCAGATAACAGCTGTCCTATAAAAATAACAGTTACTACAGATGACCACAATATTAACTATGTTATGCTAAAAAAGAATGACTTAATTCTAACTAACCTGCGTTTTTATTTTGAAAGAGGATGTCTAAGATTTAAAGACATGATGTGTAAAGAAGCTGTACTTGCTTCACTTTCGTATTAAGGTATCACCAAGTGCTAACATTAATGTATACAGTTAGAAAGCAACGTTGAAATACACGCTAACTTGTATGATGGTAAATTGCAGACCGCTTTAATGTACCACTTGTCAATGATATATTGCCACTCTAGTTACAGAACAAATGTTCGTAACGTGGGTGGCATTTTTATTGGACAGCTCGTAAATGAGAATCATTCTCAAATGAGAACCATTCTCAGTTAGAACGAATTTGAAAGCGAACAAGTGTTCTAACAAATGTTCGTAACGTGGGTGGCATTTTTATTGGACAGCTCGTAAATGAGAAT